GCGCGTACCCGCCGTAGTCGTGGTGGTAGGTGTAGCTGATCTCCGTGTCCTCGGATGCCACGATGGAGGCATAGTTCCCGGGCACCAGATCCGTCACCCGTCCCCGCGACGCCGGATTGATCGGGGTGTAAACCAGCGAGGCGTCGGGAATCGCCGTGGAACTTGTCTCCCCGAATTCGCTGGCCGGAAAAAACTTGACGCCGTATAACTGCGCCTTCTCAGCCTGGGCGTGCGTCAGGCTGAACGTCGCCGACGTGCTCCCGGGCGAAATCGTCCCGAGAATGTTGGCATTTTCGCACAGCTGCGTATACCGCGCATACGCTCCGCTGCTGATCCGGCTGGTCAGAACGCCCACCGCCACGGACGGCACGACGGCATTCCGCAGGGTGGCTGTCAGGGTGAACCGACTCTGATCCGCGGCTCTGGGCTCGATGTAGTCGAACAGATGGACTCCTCCGTCCAGCTCGATCCCGGCGCAGTACGACTCCCTTGTGATCTGCGGCCCATATATCAGCTGAACAACGTCGTAATACCATCCCGCGGATTTGCCGGACGCGTAGTATCCGTCCTGCTGGGTGCGTCCGTCATAGTATACCTGATACCTGTGCGCTCCGTATACCGTACCCAACTCCTCACCCCCTCCTTATTCCGACCCGCGCGCCCTGGGCGATCCGCACGATGTCGCTGAATTCCTCCACGCTCGCCGCGTCGATGGTAATATTATAAACGTTCGACTCGTTCACCGCGGACCCGCCGCCGAACCCCGCGGGCAGAACCCCGTTCGGGAACACCTTCGATCCCCTCGGCAGCTCCACGATCTCCGGACCTCTCTCGCCCACCAGCGAGTATCCGCCGGGGGCGTACATGGTCCCGGAGGCGTGAGCTCCGCCGAATAAACTTTTCACGCCGTTGATCAGCATCCCGGCGCTGGAGCTGTCGAAGCTGAAAAGGTTTTCATACCACTTCTTGTCGCTGGACCATCCGAACAGGATCTTCAGCGGCTCCGTCCCCGAGACCTTCTTCACCGCGTCGTTGAATCCGTTCACCATGTCCGCGGCGTATTTGAACGATCCGGCGATGGCGTTCCCGGAATCCGCCCAGTCCGACGCGGCCTTCCGCTTGGTCTGATCCATCAGCAGATTGTAGACGTTCTTCTGCGAAGCCGCGTAGTTATTCGTGGACATGGTCGCCTCGTCCATGACGGCGCCCACGTCCACGGCCTCCTGCATCCACTCCCGGATCGTACCGGAGCCCGACTGGATCAGCGGATTGATGATCCGGAACTGCTCGCCCAGGATCTCGGAGGTGGCCGCCGTCCGCTCGATGCCCTCCGGAATCTCCGCATACGCGTCGATCAGATCCAGCAGAATATCCAGCGAGGACCGGGCCTTCCCGTTGGAGTCGGTCAGCGAAACGCCCAGATTGTCCCAGTATTCCGTAGCCGATGCCAGCTCGCCCTCCATGTCGGCCAGCGCCTTCTCCGCGTCCTTGTAGGTTTTCTCCGCGGCCTTCCAGTCGTCCGCCCAGACATCCCACGAGCTATTCTCCGCAAGCTGATCGATCTTATCCCACTCGACCCAGGCGTCCCTGACCTTGCCCTTCTGCTCCTCGATCTGCTTCGTCAAGCGCGCCTGAGCGAGCTCCGCGTCACCGGCCTTCTTGGACACCTTCGACAGCGCCGACTCGAACACCGAGACCTCGACGCCCGCCTTCGCCGCCACGTACTCCAGCTGCTGATACTCCGTCGTGGACAGATCCAGCTCGGCGGATTTCGTCGTCACATCGTTCGCCCAGTCCAGCGTCTCCGTGTAGATGTTCAGAATCTTCTTCTCCAGCTCCACGAACACCCCGACGATCCCACCGGCGGCAAGCGTTCCGGCGTCCAGTCCTCCGAGCATCTTGTCCAGCCCGGCCGGGATCTTCACGCCCGTCAGCTCCTCGATCTGCCCGAGCACGTCCTTCATGCCCTGGCCGGACTCTCCTCCGTCCTCCAGCGCCTGATTGTTGTCCCGGATGGCCTCCTCGTTCTCCCGCAGCTCCCTCTCCATCTGGTCGAGCTGCCCCGAGGCCTCGGCCACCTTCTTCCGGTACGCCTCCGCCTCCTTCGACCCCTCTCCGTACCGCTTGATCGTGGCCTCCTGAGCCTTCGTGAGATTGTCCACCATCTCCCGCTGCTTCGTGATGGAGTCGGACAATTTCCCGTTCTGCGCCGTCAGATTCTCGTTCTGCCTCCGGAGGTTCTCCGATTTTTTCTGCAGATCCTCCGAGGATTTTCCGAGATTCCCGTATTCCTTCTGCAGAGCCTCCATGCCGCCGCCCATGGCCTTCAGCTCCGCCTCGTTGGCGGAGAGCTGGGCCTCGAGGGTCTTCACGGCGTCCTCGTACTCCCGGGTGGAGTTCTTCGCGTCCAGCATCGCCTGCCGGTTCAGTTCCTGCTCCCGGGTCAGCTTGTCCAGCGCGGCCATGGCGTCCATGGTCTGCATCCGGAGGGCCTGGGTCCGCTTGTCGTTCTCCCCGTAAGCCTCCGACGCCTCCCGGGTCCTCTCGGCCAGAAGGTTCATCTTCTCCCTCTGAACCTCGATGGCGTCCGCCAGAGCCTTCCCCTTCATGCGGAGGATGTCCTGCGCCTCCGCCATGGAGCCGAGCCCGGACGTGGCGTCCTTCATCCGGACGTCGTTCAGTTTGTACTCTTCCGACAGGACCTTCAGCGCCTTCTGGTTCTCCTTCACGGCGGCGTCGCACTCTGCCAGAGCCGCCCGGAATTCCTTCTCGCCCTCGATTGTCAGCCGGATCCCGGCGTCTGCCATTTATTCCACCTCCCCCATCCGGATCCATGAATAATCCGGCGGCCCCTCGCGCGCTTCCTTTTCCATCGCCGCCAGGTCCGCCAGCTCCTCGGAGATCTCCCCGAGCCGACGCCGCCCCGCCTCGGTCTGGGTGTACCCGAGCCGCCGGACGGCGATGTTGCGAAAGCGGGGAGCCAGCCGCGGGGGATCGTCCTCCCCCGTGTCGATCACCCAGTCGGCGTCCCCCCGCTTTGCTATTTTGATGTTGTGCTCATGCAGTCCGTCAGCTCCCGGAAGAGCATGGTCAGCACCGGCGCGATGTTCCCGCCCAGCGCCCGCCCGATCTCCTCCTCCGTGACCCGGGTACTCTCCCCCGCAGCGGCGAAATGCTCGTTGATCATGGCCGCCGCCAAAAATTTCACGCACGCCGCCGACCGGACCGCTCCCGCCGACGCGAGCTTCTGACAGGTCTCCACGGACATGTATTCCCGCTCGATCTCCGCGATCACGTTGAGATCACACCGCAGGATGTATTCCGTTTCCCCGATCTTCAGCGTGTTCACGGCTCACCTCATGTTCCCGAAGGCGAAACCGTGCCGTTCAGCCAGGTCAGCGCCGCGGCCTCGGTGTCCTTCCAGGCCGACTGTCTCCGCCATTTCCCGTCCGCGTTTTTCATAATCTCGCCCGTGATGGACGCCCCGGCGAACTCCACGTTCTCCCCCTTGGTCTGGAAAGAGTCCTGGGGCGGGCCGAATTTCACCCGCAGCAGCACGATGCCGAGCCATTTCCGCGCGCCCCGGTAGATAATGGGAACCACAAAACCCCAGCGCACGTAGGGAGCCGCGTCACCCTCCCCGAAAGTGATGTCCCCGGATCCCCCGGTACCGCTTTCCAGTGTGGCGCCGCACAGCTCCGCGGCCACCGCGTTCTCCAGCTCGTCCAGCCCCATGGTCAGGGTGCCGTCGATAAACTCCGGATCGGATTCCGCCACGTTGTCGTCCGCGTAAAATTTGTCGTCCGAGACGTTGATGGAGAGATTCGCGGACACCGCCCTCCCCGCCGTTTTCACGGTTCCGTAGGTCTCGGTCTCCGCGCCGGTCGTCTCGTCCACGGATACGGTCACCACGGCGTACCGCGGGTATTTCAAGCCCATTCTTGCCATTTTATCCTCCGTTTCTGCCGCGCGCCCTGGCAATGGCTGCCTCCGCGGCGTTTTTCATAGCGTCCTCCGCCTGCTTCCTCTTCGCCTGGACAGCCCGCCGGGCGAAATGCGTGGGCCGCCGCCACTGGTACCCGTCCTTCACGGATCCGGATTCAAATACCCGGGCGATCATCTGAAACGGGATCCCGGAGTCCTTCCATTGGCCCGTGCCGGGCTTCTGGTAGCCGTCGAATCCCAGATGCACGTTCCACACCCGGTTCTTGTCCTGGCCAACCGGCGTGATGCCGAAGGCGTTCACCAGCTGCACCGCCTGCCGGTCCGCGATCTCGCCCCGGAGATTGGCCTTCATCTCCGCCGCCAGCACCGACGCCCCGGCTCTCAGCGCGTCCTCGACGGCCTCCGGCAGCCATTCCCCCGCGGAGGACAGGAACCACTCGAAATCCTTGTCCGCGAGAAACGACGCCTTGCTCATCCGTCGGCCTCCGTATACATCCCGCCCGGCTCGCACGCCACGGACCAGGCCAGCTCGTAGGCCGTCTGCGCCGTCGCGTCGTCGTAAGCGATCCGCCCCGGACGGAGGGAGATCCCGACCGAATCCAGCGCCGCGCACAGGGCGTCGAACCGTCCGTCGTACTCCTCCGGGGTGTAGAAATAGATCATGCCGGACACCGCCCACTCGGCGAACCTGTCGTCCGCGTCGTATGGCGTGATCCCGGTCTCCCCCCAGACGGCATAGGCCTCCCGGCTGTCCGCGGCGTCGGTTGGGGCGGCGTAGTGATATACCCGGCCCGGAAGTACCGACAGCAGCGCGTCCCGCACCTCCTGGATCCTCATGCGTTCGCCCCTCCCTTCTCAAACTTTTCCCCGACACGCTCGAGAGACAGATCGACCACGTCGTCCCCGCTCTCCTCGTCCCGGAGGTACTGCGCCTGGATGACGCGGTATAAAAAACCGTCCGCCAGCCTGCAGAGATCTCCGCCCCGGCTCTCCGGCACGGCCGCCACAGGCGCGTGGGGCTTCAGGATCCGCGCGATCTGATCCACGCGGGTACCGGCCCCCTGCCCGGCGAAATAACGATTGTACCCTACCACGCGCGCGCCGTACCAACCCCGGTGATACGCCGTCATGCCGTCCTCGGGCCTGTTTCCAGGCCGGACCGCCGCGGTGGTCGCCGGATGGTACAGCGTCAGGATGCCCGAATCAAGTATCACGGCGCCCCGCCTCCCTGATCCAGCGGTTTTTCAGCCGCCGCCTGAGCCACATGGGATCGTCCTCGCCTTTGTCCCGGTTGGAATACTGCCAGCACACGTAGTCCGTCAGCAGCATCACGTCCGCGGGAGAGCCGTCCAGCTCGATCCCCATGGCCCTCAGCTCGTCGCAGGCGGCGGAGCAGCGCATCCGCACGTACTCGTCAAATCCATCCGTTTGGGCATACTGCCCGGCGTACTGGGTACCGTTGTATACCCGGTTCATCCGCGCCCGGCACATCTTCACGACCTGCTCGAAGTTCATCCGCTCCGCCTCCTTCCAGCGTGGTTATAATCAGCCGCCGGTGACCTGGTTGGCCGTGTCAGCCGCGAAGGTCACGGAGGTGGTCACGGCGGTGGTGGTCAGGGAGAAGGCCGCGAAGCCCTCGCCGTAGTACGGGAGACCGTCCCAGCGGGAGGTGCCCTTGAACAGGGTGTTGTCCTCGATGAACTGGGCGTGCTCGGACAGCGCGATCTGGATTCCCTTGCGCTGCACCAGCTTGTACTCCTGACCGTAGCCGCCCACGATGTTGCCCGCGGGAACGAAATCGAGGAGCTCCACCGCGCCGCCGATCACGGGCATGACGGGCTCCGCACCGGTCACCACGGCACCGGCCGCGTTGATGGAGATCAGCTCCTGCTTCAGCTTCGTGAAGGTCGTCTGGTTCATGGCCCAGAACAGACCGCCCTTGCCCAGGTGCTTCTGTTCCGCCAGACCCAGCACGCCCACCAGCTCACGGTAGAGGTCCACGCCCTTGACGGTGGACGCGGACAGCTTGCCGATGTGGGATGCGTGCAGATCGGTGAAGGCGGGCATGGAGGCCTGCCACCAGGCGGGAGCCTGAGTCGCGGCCAGACGGGTTACAATGCCCACGGGCATGTTGGTGCCGGTGCCGTACAGAATGGCCTTGTCGAGCGCGTAGCCGTTGCTCTGGCCCAGCAGGTCAACCACGATCCCCGCCAGATCCTCGACGGAATCCTCCAGATACGGATTCGGCACGGGAACGAAGCCCGCCAGCTTGGAACCGTGGGTCAGGAACTGATTGATCCCCATCGCCAGCTCGTTGATCTTGCCGGTGGTGGCCGTCCAGACCGCCTCGGGAGCCGACGCCAGCACGTTGTACGCGCCGTCCCCCTTGATTGCATCCGCGTTCACGTGCCGGTACAGCTTGGAGTTGCGCTTGATCGCCTCCACGATCATAGGCTGCATGAGCGTCGGGATGGTGTAGGTGGCGCCCTGCACCGCTCTCTTTTCCTTGATGATGCCGATGAAGTTCCGCACCTCGTCGTTTCTGCAGATCTCGCGGATCTCCGCCGCTCTGCGGGCTCTCTCGTCAGCAAAATTCATGATCTCAACCCCTCCTCTGGCGTTGTTGTTCTCGGCGGGCACCTCCGCGGGCTTCTGCTCACGGGCGGCCTCGGCCTTCTCTCTCAGCTCTTTTTCCTCCGCCTCCAGCGCGGAGATCTTCCCGTCCAGCTCCGCCGCGCGGGTGGCGTTGGCCTCCTCCTCCGCGGTGACGGCCTTGTCCTCTTCCTCGATTTCGGCGCATTCCGCGTCAAATGCGGCCCTCTCCTCGGCGGACGTTTCGTCCGTCATCTCGGCAAGCGCGGCCTCCGCACGGGATTCCCGTTCCTTCCATGCGGCCCGCTTTGCCTCGACCGCGGCGATCGCCTGTGCCAGCTCTTCCTTTTTCGCCCGCAGGTCCTTCAGCTTCTGGGCCACGAGCAGCTGCTTCAGTGCCATTGTGTCAGTCCTCCTTTTTCAGCTTTTTCAGCCTGTTTTGCCTCTCGGCGCGCCATGTCCGGTTTTCCTCCGACGCCGCCGCCCTGTTTTCCTCCCGGACGCCGACCGCGGTCTTCTGGTACGCCGGGAACGTGCATACGGACACCTCGAAGAGCCGCACGTCCTTCAGAATCCGGTGGATCGTGCCCTTCGACTGATCGTATTCCCGCTCGATGTCCCGGATCTCGAAGCCGAAGCTGGCCCCCGTCACGTCTCCGCGCTCCATCCGGGCGGCCTCGTTCGTCGCGTCCGTGTCCGCCTCGTTGATCTCCGCCGACGCCCACAGCCCCACGTCGTCCACCCGGAGCGTCGCGGTCCCGGCGGCAGTCCGGCCGAGCACCTTCGTCGTGTCATGGTTCACGAGCACCCGCACGTCGTCGCCCTCTTTGATCGAGCGGTCGAAGGCGTGCGGATCGATCGTTTCCGTGATCCCCCATCCCATGTCGTAGAGGTCATCGAACCGGGCAAAATACCCTTCGACGTACCGCTTCCCGGCCTCCTTGCGCACGGTGAAGGGGGAGCGCTCCCGCACAGCCTCCCTCGTCTCAATCCTCATCGCTCACATTTCCTCCTCCCTTCAGCTTTTTCTGCTGGCCGAGCATGTTCGTCGGCAGATAATTCTCAAGCAGGAACAGCTCATCCATCCCCTCGTCCGGCGAGAGGCCGATCCAGTCCCTCCACTCGT